GTCTGCAAGGGCGAGTTGGGATAGGAAATGATTTAAGCGAGTTGGCGTATGTTGTTACCAAAGCCAAAGTTGAAAAGCCTAATTATAGTGGTGTGGAAGATGTTATATGTCAACTAGATGATTACATTAAAAACAACAAAGGTAGCAAATCTATCACAGAATATGAGGATTTCGGATTCAACGGGAAACTTCCACAATATTTCGAGCATGAGACATATAAAGAAATTTTGTGCGCAAGGGATTTTTTCCTTAACAGATTTTCTTCAATTTCGCCCGAAGAAGCAATGGTTTTTTCCGCGCTTTTACACGTGTTACATGGAAATAGGCCCTATGCGCTTTCACGGCATTCACATCCATTAACACCGTATGCGCCTACGGGGGAATTCGAGTATAAAAGTGTAATTGAAAAGGTTGTTCAGAAAGTTAATGCTAGCTATGCAAAACTTGAACAGTCTCAAATAACGCGAGGCCGTGCTGTATATGGTGATTACAAAGATCTAGCAGCTAAAAATATCAAAGCAGATTTTATAATCTGTTCACCTCCTTTTGCAGACTCTATTCGGTTTTATATGCAAAATTGGATGCGGCTTTGGCTTTGTGGATGGGAGCCGAAAGATTATAAAAAAGCTGACGAAAAATTCTTAGATAAGCTACAAGAAAAAAACTTCGATCTTTATTACAGTTTCTTTGAAATGTGTGCTGATGTTTTAAATGACAATGCAAAGGTAATTTTGCATCTTGGTAAAACTAAAACCACAGATATGGGTGCTGAGCTTTCAAAGCGTGCAGGATCTTGGTTTGATCTTGTTTATCTGGCTGGAGAAGATGTCAGAACGATCGAAAAGCACGGTATCAAAGATAAAGGAGTAACTGTAGAGCATCAGTATTTGTTCCTACAAAAAAAATGAGGTGGGATTAATGCCCGCCTCATTTGTAGAGTTCATTTTATGAGTGAATTTGCATAGGTAATCCAGGACTCTGATAGAGCAGTCGCATACTTGAAGAAATCGATTCCTGTATCAGCAAGGATGCGATTTCTCAATTTGCATACTTCGTCCATATGTCCAGAATTTTTCACAAGCAGTGCATCGACATCAGCTGGATTTTGCAATCTCCTAAGAGCTTCTGGATTATATTGTGGTTCTCCGGCCAGCAAATGATAGTCAAAGCCAGTATGTACAGCTAATTGGTGCAGTTTAGCATCAGTATAAAATTCAGAAGGCCATTTGCCGGTCTTATTGCCATTGCAAACACGACAGAGCAAGGTTCCAGAGTCAGTTGTTGCAGGCCACAAATAGTAGACTGGCAATGTATGATCTATCGGTTTTTCCTTGTTGGAAGTTACGCCACTCAAATCCTCTCCGCAATTGAAACATCTAAGACCATATTTTCGTTCAATTGCCTTGCGGCTCACACGAGTTGTGCCAGCAACCTCAATTAAGAGACGGCGTTTCTGAGAAGATTCAAAGTGCTGATCAGAAGTTCTGGTTCCGTTTTTAATAGCGTTATAATTTGTTTTGCACATTATACACTCACCCTGTCTTCCAGATTTCAGGACAGCGTGTTTGTGGAAGCACTCAATAGGTTTAAGGGTATTGCAAATTAAACAGTACTTATACAGTGGAGCATTTTCTATGTATTCATCATGAGAGACGACAAACTCTCCTTCTTGCACAGAAACAGCCTCTCCATTATCATTATTAACATCCATAGAAAAATCAAACAAGTGTTGCTCTCCACCAGAATAATGTTCATATCCACATTTGGGGCAAATAATAGAATAATCTTCGTCGATATCATCTTTTTTGACAGTGATCATCTCCGTACAATCGGGATTGAGACATTGAAATACTTTATAAAGAGTTTGTCCATCAACATGATGTGGGCGATACTGACCTATTTTATTTAAGTTGCTATATATTTTCCTTCGTGCCATGCTTATTCCTCCAGAAATAGCTTATATGTTTCAATTTCAAGTGCATCAGCTATACGTTGAATGTTTTCAAGTGATATACTTCTACGATGGCACTCGATTGCGCTAATATATGTTCGGTGAAGACCACATTTCTCTGCAAAGGCCTCTTGGGAGATCCCCAGGGTCTGCCGATAACGCTTCACGTTGTCTCCAAAAACCTTTACAATATCCATACTTGCAAACCTCCAACATAAATGGTACAATAATGAATACAATAAGTCGACATACAATAAGTCACTTTGATGAATTTTTGCTCAAGAAACAGACTTGATATTTGATATAGATGTAGAGGAGAGATTGTGCTATGTCAGAAGGCCTTGTTTACATTCTTACTAACCCATGCCTTGAAGGATGGGTTAAGATTGGCATGACGGGACGTAACGACATCGAGAGAAGATTACAGGAACTCAATGCGCCGACCAATATTCCGCTTTCATTTCGGTGCTACGCCGTTTATGAGGTGGAGAACCCGGCAATGGTTGAAGAAAATATACATAGCATTATTGACCAAGTGGATGACTCTCTCCATGCCCGGGAGCAGCTCGACAACGGTAGAATGCGTGAGCGGGAATTTTTCAAGATTTCCCCTGAAAGGGCTTATCGTATTTTTAAGAATATAGCGGCTCTGAGAGGTGATCAGGACAAGTTGAAGCTGTATGTGCCTACCGAGGGACAGGCGCAGGAGCAAGAACTTGCTGAGAGAAGAACAAAGCGTTCAAATAATTCTTTCACTTTACTGCACATCAATGTGGGTGAGGAAATTTCCTTTCTTTACGATGAGTCCATCATTGCACGGGTGCTTGACAGGAAAAATCAGGTAGAGTTTGAGGGGGAAAGATATTCTGTCACTGGGCTTGCTGGTAAGCTTCTTACAGAGCGATATGGTTGGTCCGATAATGTCCATGTGAATGGATGGCGGTATTTTACAAAAGATGGAGTCACCCTCAGTGATTTGCGCGATAATATTGAAAGTGCAGATTCTGAGGATGAATGAATCCGTTTTTCTGGCAACACTATGGCAACAAAAGATCAGATAGCCTCTACTATCTGAATAATGAAAAGAATACCAATAATCTGAGCTAAATCCCATAAGCAAATCTGTTTAGAAAACTTCTGACAGGAGCGAGTGGGAATAATCTTCTCTGGCTAACACCTTGAAAACGCAAAAAAATTTTTGCAACACGTTAGTAATTTTCGAATACGAAACATCCTAAAAAATTGGCCGCCAACTCGCTTGCCCATTCCGAGTTGGCGGCTTCTTTTTGTGTTAATGTGTATACACACAGTCAAATTATTATACAGACGAGTGAGATCCCGTCAAGATTTATGCGCAAAATTATTTGCAGACTCGATAAGGTACAATAAGTTGCGCAAACTAAAAAGATAGCGTATATCAAGTTCGCAAAAGCAAATAGGCAATAGCCAAGCCATCAGGGCTCCTGTAAAATGATAGTTGTCGAAAAAATCATGATGTAAAGGAGAGACCCTAATGGCTCACAAAAAGAATACCACAAATCTGACAGAATTGCTACTGCAATGTGTGACGCGGTCATCCAGGCTGGGATTGCTGCACTATGCTGTTATGAGAATGCAATATATATATTGAAGAAAAAGTACAGCAGTTTGCAAAGCTAACAGCGGGCCTATCCCGAATTCTGTGTAACCACCAAAAAGCGGTGTAAAATAGAACTTATATTTCAAGGCGGGAGCGGCGTTGGCTGCGCCCGCCTTGTCTACAACATAACGCCAACCAAGGCGGAAGTCAAGGGGCACCCTCGTCCATCGGAGCCTCGCCGGCGGCGCAGCGCCCCTTGACCTTCGAGCCGGGTTGTTAATCAGGCATCCGATCCTCGAAGTAGATTGCCAGCTGGACATGAATCATGCTCCAGTCCTGTCTGCGGCCGGTCCACTTTTTCGTGATGTCGATCATCGCCAGATACAGCATTTTGAAAAGGCTGTCATCGGTCGGAAACACGGATTTCGACTTGGTTACCTTCCTGAGCTGACGGTTAAAGCCTTCAATCGTGTTGGTCGTATAGATCAGCCGCCGAAGTTCTTGAGGAAACTTAAAATAAGTACTGATTCTTGTAGGAGACATATTTGCTGGAATTTCGAAGCTGATGGATGATGCAGTTCTGGATTTCCGTCTTGGGATAGACCGCCTCGATCGCTGCAGAAAAACCGGTCAAATTATCCGTACAGGCAATGAAAATATCCTCGATACCCCGATTTTTCAGGCTGTTCAGTACGGTAGCCCAGAATTTCGCACTTTCGTTCTCGCCAACCCACATTCCCAGAACATCCTTCCGACCATCAAGATCAATACCGATGGCGATATAGACGGCCTTCTTTACAATCTGTCCTTCACTGCGGACATGGTAGTGAATCGCATCCAGAAAAACAACCGCATAAATGGACTCCAGCGGCATCGGCTGCCACTCTTTCGCTACGGGATACCGTGGTATCAGAGACATCTACGCCGTAGATATCCTGAATATGCGCTTCAATGTCACCGGTGGTCATGTCTTTGGCGTACATGGACAGAATCTTCTCCTCGATGTCCTGGCTGATGCTGGTCTGATTTTTCCGCAGCACCTTGGGGTCAAATTCGCTCTTGCGATCCCGCGGCACAGATACCTCTATATCGCCAAAACTGGTGCGCAGGGTTTTGCTGCTGTGCCCGTTCCGGCTGTTATCCGTTCCTTGTTCTTGTAGTCATACCGGTTGTAGCCCAGCTGATCGTCCAGCTCGGCCTCCAGACCGTTTTCCATGAACTCCGCGATAGTGTCCTTGAACAGTTCCTGAATGTCATCCATGCTGCCTACATTCGCCAACTACAGCAGCTCACGAATTTTTTCGCGACGTGTGTTTTCTTCTGGGGTTCTTTTCCTTCTTGCCATTGGGATTACCTCCGTCATCCTGCTTCTATTCTACACCTTGTTGGAGGTTTACACAAAGTTTGGGATGGAGTCACAGCAGCGGATAAAAATTGGCAGTTCCGCCTAAATTTTAGGCAGCACTACCAATTTTTACTTTGCGATTTCGGTGATACTGCCAGATGCTCTGTGCTTGACATTAACCGATCCGTTGCGTTATAATTTTTATACGAAGTTATTTTAGCCGAATCGGGGGCGTAGCTCAGCTGGGAGAGCGTTTGACTGGCAGTCAAGAGGTCATGGGTTCGATCCCCACCGTCTCCACCATATTAAAAACCGCTTATTCATGCGAATAGGCGGTTTTTCTTTGACTTTTTGCAACGCTTTAGAGATGTTGGCTTGTGGGGGACTGGTAAGCTGTCCTTTATTTGTCCTTTATGGACGGCGATATTATCGCAAGCAAAAGTTTAATTACTTCTGGTGGACGATGCTGCCAATGGCCGCGGATGCGGCGGCGTCCGCGGACTGAATTACATGTGCGTAAATGTTTGTGGTGGTGGATGTTTGGGCGTGGCCCAAGCGAGCAGACACTGTGCGTACATTGGTGCCGTTGGCGATCATAAGAGATGCATTGGTATGTCTCAGAGAGTGGAGCGTGATCCCCTCCGGCATGCTGATTCGCCGCGCGAAATCGGTGAACCAGTGGGTGAGGGTAGAGGGGTTCATGGGATGGCCGTCCCATGTCGTGAACAACCTGTCATGGTCGTGCCACTTATCGCCGAGCTTGAGGCGTTGGCGATCTTGCCAAGACCGATATTGCGAGAGCATGTCAAACGTCTCCTGCGGTAGCTTAATGGTGCGCTTGGATTCGCGTGTCTTTGGCGTATCGGTATATACTCCGCGTTTCGGGAGATACACCGAGTTACGCCGGACTGTAACCGTACAGCTGTCCCAGTGTATGTCGTTCCATTCCAGACCGAGTATTTCGCCGCGCCGCATACCGCTATCCAGCAGGAGATAGACCGCAGTGCGGTATTTGATATGCTCATGCGCTAACGCCTGGATAAGCACCTGCAAGTCATCCTCTTGCAGATATGCTGGCTCGTCCTCGTCGCAAATAGGCGGATCGGCGCGAGCACAAGGATTGTCATGGATTAGTCCCTGTTTAACTGCTGTACTCAAAACAGACGATAAAAACTTATGATAGTGATTTACGGTATTTTTTGATAAATCTGCATCTGTTTTTGCAGGTGTGAAAATGCTGCCGACTGTACAGCTGAGTGCAGCAGCGATTTTGCGTGCGGTGGCGCCACAGACGTTTTTGCCTCGGTTTAGGCCGTACAGCGTCTCGACGTGCACGTGCGCTTTGTCAGCGACTGCTTTAGCTGTAACACCGGCCGCCTTGGTTACGGCCTTGAAGTTGTCGCATTGATACCGGTCAATGTTTCGCACGCCCTCATCCAGCAAATTGCGGTAAAATGCATTGAGGTGGTTGGGGGTGATCTTATCCAAGTGTAGATGTCCAAGGGCGGCGACAGTGCGCTGGCGGAAATGCCGATAGCCTGCAACGGTGGTGTCCTTGAGACGCATCTCGGCGTAATTGATGAGCCATTGGTCGATGTAGTCGGCCAGCTTAATACTGCCGGATGGCGCTATGCGGCTGCGGCATTGCTCCTCGAAAAGTATGGTCTGTCGATCCAACTCTTTTTTGAGTTGCCGCGCACCCAATCCCTCCGGCGGTGTCCAGTTGAGGGTTTTAACGATTTGTTTCCCGGCGATATCATATCCGCAAGAGACGCGGATCTGATACGATTTCCCGCGCTTTCTGACGGTTGCCATTGTAAACACCTCCTAAAAAGAACATTTGTTCGATTACGCGGTTGAAAATATAGCAGACCCCAAGGGGAGAGGTCTGCTGTATTGTTTTCTAAGATGCACACTTTTGACAGGGCGTGCGGCCTCCAACTTGATCCATCGTGACTGCGCGGGCATTCTTGCCGGCACAGCTTGCGGAACGGTGCCAGCGCTTGCCGCTGGGCGTAACGTAAACAGTCTCGCTCTGCTGGGCGGCGGCCTGTTCCTGTGCTGCTTGCTGAGCTGCTGCGGCTTCGGCGGCGGCCTGTTCTTGCGCAGCCTTCTCAGCGGCTGCCTTTTCGGCTGCCTCCTGTTCGGCCTTGGCTTTTGCTTCGGCTTCGGCGGCGGCCTGCTCGGCTGCCCGATCATGGACGGTAATCTGTCCGGTCTGCTGTGCATCGCCCTCGGCGACGCGCACGGTATAATCTGCGGTGCCTGCGGCCTTACCGGTAAGTGTCACCTCTACACGTGCCGGATCGCTGAGACATTCCGCCGATACGGCAAGCACATTGCTGTCTGAGGTGGTGGCATATACTGCGTCAGCGGTCATCGCAAAGTCGGACGGATCAACGGTATAGGTCAGGGTCTGGCTGCTGCCGAGGTCGATCTCGGCAATAGGGTCACCGGTCAATGTCAGCTGTGTAATGACTGCGGCCTGTGTGCTATCGTTAGCCGTATCGGTCTGCTTGTCTTTATCTTCCGTGCCGCCGATGCAGCTGCCAAGTGCACCGATAATCAGCAATGCGATAAAAGCATATACGGCACAGCCGTAGCAGCCTTTTTTCTTCTTTTCTTCCAAGGGCTGTGCAGGCGGTAGGTCAGGTCTGATGGGCTGCGCGTTATTGGACGAGGCAGAGCGAGTGGTGTTTTTTCTGCCGCCGATTTTCTCGGTTTTGCTGTACGACAAGCCGGTGCCAGGCAGGCCAACGGTCGTAGTTTTACGGCCGCTGCTGTTCACCGACACGCGCGCGCCCTTGACGCCGGCAGAGATGCCGATGGACTTTTTACCGACGTTCACGCGCACGCCCGGCGCGATTTTGAAAGATTTGCGAAATCTGAATCCCATAGCCTAAACCCCTTTAGCAAGGTGTTCAATTTGAACACCTTTATTTTTTTACTCAAATTTATAGTTTTTGCGCTCTGTGTAGTAGGAGAGCGCCCAACGCATGAAATCCTCGGTCACATCGAAATACTCGGCAAGCTCCCAGACCTCGGTGATGCCGATCTTCACAGCTTGCTTGAGCTTACCCCAAGGGATCAGGCGGTACACCGCCCAGGCGTTTGCCTTGTTCTCGTGCTGCTCGCGGACATCCAGCGGTGTGTACTGATTATAAAATCCGCCGTAGACACAGTGACCCAGCTCGTGAGACAGTTTGACCGCCTCATCAGCGGCAGAGCGTATCTTCCGCGGGTCCAGAGCGACGGCACAAGTGCCGCCGATCGGAACCGAGAAAGCCTCAGCCGTTTGCATCGGGAAATAGTCCACGTCAATGTGGTTCCGCCATGCGTATAGATATAAGCTCGTTCTGCGATCCATAAGTTACCTTTTGTTATATTGCTCACGCTTGAAACGTGCGTATGCCTTGATGTCCTCTAATGTTGCATCGTCTATGTCAGTCGTGCCGAAAAGCGCGAATTTGATGTCGTCATCGTCTATACTTGGGTGACCGGCTGGTTTTCTTATGTCCGTTTTACCAAGAAGATAGTCCGTTGATACATCAAAAAATGCGGCTAAAGAAGCGACAGTATCAGTATCGGGATCACGTACGCCTTTTTCCCAGCTTGAAACAGTGCTTTGTGCGACATGAAAGTATAATGCTAAGTCTTTTTGTGATAATTCTCTTTCGTTGCGCAACTCTTTAATGCGAATCATACGGTTCACCTCGACACAATCATATCACCAAAAGTAATATAAAGAAATATAAAAACACAGAACGTATAAAAAAATCTGTAAAACGCTTGACATAACACTTAGAGTGTTATAAACTAATAACACAGAAAGTGATATGGAGGTGATATGATGCGCGGCGCTGAAATGGAAATCACGGAGTTGTATTGGGGTCGGCCCACGCCGGTGGAAGTTCAAGTGACATTTTCAATGCCTTACCGCGGTTGGTGCCAATTAGAAGCGTCACCTGAGTGGGATCAGCTACTGGATAAGTTGGAAGATGCTCAAAAACGACCAGAAAAGTTGTAGCACCTAAAGAGGGAAGCTGCATAGGAATTGCGGTAGAGTATTCCTCATGTCGACTAATAATTTCTTTACCAATTCGCCGTGTTCGCGTGATGATGCGTTTGGGAATAGGCGTTGCATCATAAAAGTTTCCATCAATTTCTAACGCGATGCGAGTGATGGCAATGGGAAGCTCGGAGTGATTCTCAAATGCGATATAAGAATAAAGAATTTCGTCGTTACAACGAAGTTTTAGAATACGAGCGATTATGGATTTTCTACGATGTGCGAGGTTGAAAAGAGAAATTGCAAAGCCTGCAACGGCGATTACAAAAGTAATATTTTCTTTTGTAAATAGGTCACATATAAAATTTATCATTTTAACACTTCCTTTCCCCTAAATTCTACCACGGGAAAGGAGCAAACACCAGAGGGAGGTGAGGGAGGATGAACGAAACCGAGCGAATCGCCGAGTTGGAAAGGGAAAACGAAAAACTTCGTCAGAAGTTTGAAGCCGCTTGGATAATGCTAGAGTGTGTAGTCAGCGTTGCGGAGGATTACAAAAAGCGATCAGCCGATAAAGTGCTGGAACAGAGTGAGCGCGATCGGGATCTTGAGTTCGATGTGCTTGCTCAGGAAATCCATGATTTTTCCGCACGTATGTTTGGGTAATGATGGCTCGTCCTTTTGCAAATTGCGGAGCAGGTCAAGAATTTCGTTCAGTTGTTCCTGTTCTTCGTTCGGACGCTGAGAAAAAAGAGTTTCGAGTTCAGGCAGAGAACAACTAACATTCTGAGTAACATTCTCTTGCGTACCAATTACAGCATTGCCGGTGACAGGTGCGTTAAAGTTGAAAACAGGCGATTGTGTTTCAGATTTTTTCTGTGGCGCACGCTCATTTTCAACAAACTGCTCACCTCTTTCCGTCAATACCAGACGCGCAGAGCCGATGATATCGTATTCATCTTTTACATAGCCGTTATCAGTGAGATAGTCTATGTCTTTCTGGATTTGGTCGGTAAGACGATATTCCGGAGAGGTTTCATCATCTAAAGATAGGAATAAGGGGTCACCGGTCTTGAGCATGTGATTGTAGATACGGTTTAACAGTTCTGTACGCGAGGGGAACATAATAACACTTCCTTTCCCCTAAATTCTATCACGGGAAAGAAGAAAACACCAGAGGAGGTGACACAATGCGAAGAATCAAAGAACTGCGACAGGCGAAGGGCCTGCGACAGGTAGATATGGCGGCACATTTTGGTGTTGGCCAGACCGCAATAGTCAAGTGGGAGAGCGAAGGATTGTACCCTCCGTCTCGACTGCTGCCGGAAATCGCAATCTATCTCGGCTGTACGCTGGACGATCTGTACAAAGGCGAAAAGGAGGTTGTTTGACTATGGCTGTATTATACGCCGAGTCCGCGCCCATTACCAGTGCGCGAAAAAACAGAAATATCTATCAAGCCGCACGCGAGCTGAAGGGTTTAACACAGGAAGTCGCTGCCAAACGACTGGACCTGTCGGTCGAGAGCCTTGGAGCCTATGAGCAGGATCGCCGCCGGCCGCCGGACAGCACGGTGCTGCGGATGGCGCAGCTGTACGATTTCCCGTATCTGTGCTATCAGCATATCCAGTCGGGTGATCTCGCCGGAGTGCTGCCACAGGTAGGCGTACGGACGCTGGAGCACGCAACCATGCGGCTCATCCGTCTGATCGGCAGGTTTGCTAAGGACGGCAGGCTCGACCAGCTGATGGAGATCAACGAGGACGGCGTCATCACGACAGAAGAAAAGCCGCTGCACGACGAGATCATGTCCGAACTACACGAAATCGTAACAGCGGCGTTGGAATTGGATTTTGCATCGGGAGGTGCTAAGAATGGCTAATTTACCAAGAATCCGCAGCGCAAAGGAAGCTGCCAGCGAGCTGCGCAAGCTCGATCCGGGCACGAAGTTCTGCGAGCATCATATCCGCTACCTGATGAGATCGGGCGCGGTGCCGATGATCACAGCAGGCTGCCGTCAGTTTGTCAACTTGGACACGCTGATCGAGTATCTTGCCGAGCATCCGACGCTTGATCTGCAAGGCCAGCAGCAGGAACAGGGAATCCGTAAAGTGCCGGAGCATATCCAGTGGTCAGTATGAGGTGCGACATGAAAAATAGACAAAGAAAAAGCGCCTGCACGGCGGCAACCGTAGCAAGCGCAAATGCGAAAATATCTTATGATTATTATACCACGGCAGCAGTTAAGCGTCAAGTACCGGATTTTGAGGTGCTGAACGGCGGCTGTGCGGGCGTGCGCCCGCACATGGTCGGCGTCGGCTTTACACTGCTGCTGCTCACGGCCGGGCTGACGGACAACGGCACGCTGCCGCTGTGGGGTACGGTGCTGGTCGGTGTGGTCGGTCTGGCGCTGGTGTTGGGAGGTGTGCGCGATGCGTAAGACGGGAGAGAGGACGGTGGAGACATGATCTATCACTTTGACGGTGATGTTGCGGAGAAATTCGGGACGGATTGCGCGACCTTTATCTCTCATATGCAATACTGGATTGCAAAAAATGCCGCCAATGAGAGGCACTTCTACGAGGGCCGCTATTGGACATACAACAGCCTGTCCGCACTGGAACGACTGTTCCCGTTCTGGACACGTCGGCAGATTGAGCGCATCATCCGCGACCTCAAAAAAGCCGGCGTTCTGCTGACCGGTCATTACTCTAAAAATTCCTATGACCGGACGACTTTTTACGCCATTGACGAGAGCCGTTTACCCATTCACCAAACCGTGAAATCCATTTCACCAAACGGTGAAATGGATTTACCCGATAACGGAAATGACATTTCACCGAACGGTGAAATCATTAAGGAACAAAGTAATACACAAATAGAAGAAGAGTCAAATAAGACGAAAATAAGCAAAGCCCAAGAGGTCGTTGACCGCTACAACGCCATCTGCACCAGTCTGCCGAAGGTCGTCCGTCTGACGGACAAGCGCCGCCGGGCGGTGCGCCTGATCCACGACAAGGGATACACGCCGGAGCAGCTCGATGAGGCGTTCCGCAGGGCACAGGCGAGCAGCTTTTGCGCCGGCCAGAACGACCGCCATTGGAAGGCCGATTTTGACTGGCTGCTGAACGAGAATAATCTAGTCAAGGTGCTTGAGGGCAAGTACGATAATCCGGCGGCAGCTAAGCCGCCCGAGAAGGGAGGCGGCCGCAAATGGCTGAAATGATGGACCTGTACAACGAGGCCGAAAACAGCGTGCTCGGCACACTGATCGCGGACGCCGAGGTAAACGCCTCGCTGGTGTTCGCGCGGGTGCGGCCCGAGGATTTCGTCACCGGCATCTCACGGCAGATTTTCGAGACCTGCCGGGCGATGTACGGACGCGGCGATGTGATCGACCCGCTGACCGTAAAGGCGGCCTGCGGACCGGAGTTTGCAACATGGCTCAAGGAGCTGGAGCAGATCACGCCGTCGGCGCGATACTGCGGCGCGTATGTGGACAAGCTGCTCGAGCTGTCCCGCCGGTACCGCCTGCAAAAGCTGTTCCGTGAGGCGCTGGATGGCAACTTTGCCGGGCTGCCGATGGAAGAACTCATCGGCAAGATCGAGTGCATGAACAACGTGGTCGCGGATGACAACGACCAGCGCAGCAGCACAATGACCGATCTGCTGACCGACTTTTACGGCCGCATGGGCACTGAGCGGCAGTACCTCGACTGGGGCTTTGACGAGCTGAACCGCTACGTCAAGGTCAACCCCAAGCACTATGTCGTGGTTGGTGCTCGACCGAGTGCAGGCAAGACCGCATTTGCCTTGCAGGTGGCGTTACATATGGCCGAGAAGCACAACGTCACGTTTTTCTCACTCGAAACCGACAGCGAGACGGTCGAGGACCGCATCATGGCGGCGCAGGCCGGTGTTGACCTGGCACACATCCAGTCCGGCAATCTGGAGGAGGCCGAAACAGTCACACTGGTCGAGGCCAAGCGCAAACTGGCCGACCGGAATTTCCACTTTTACGAGGCAACCGGCGTTACGGTCGATGAGATTCGCGCCGTGACCTGCCGAAACAAGTCGGACATCATCGTGGTGGACTATCTGCAGCTTGTCCGGTCGAGCGATCCCAAGCACATCGGCAAGGAGTACGAGACCATCACCGAGGTTACGACCGCATTGCAGCGGCTCGCCAAAAGCGGCGTGTGCGTGATCGCGCTCAGCCAGCTCAGCCGAGGCGGTGAGGGCATGGCAGCCTTGCGCGGCTCCGGCCAGATCGAGCAGGACGCCGATGTGGTCATGCTGCTCGACTACCCCAGCGAGAAGGACGTAGAGAGTGACGAGGAAGCCGCCGATCTGGAAGCAGGCCGCCTGCGTGTGATTGAGATCGTCAAAAACAAGGGCGGCCGCCGAGGGTCTATCCCGTTCTGGTTCTGCGGCTCGCAGCAGCGGTTCCTCGCCCAGTGGCAGGGCTTTTACCAGTCCAAATTACGCATGATGGAGGATGATGCAACAGCATGAGATTAAGCAAAGCAATCCCGCGCCTGCGGTTTGAGCGCCGCCGACTGTACGCACAAAGTAAGGTTTGTTCACCGGAAATGCGGCGGGAGTACCGTGAGAGGGCCGAGGCCATCGGCGCTGTGCTTGGATACATCAAGCGCCAGAGAAAGGAGCACCGCAATGCAGAGCAATGAGCAGCGCCGTGTTGTCTGGCGGCACCCGAAGGGCATCTACGAAACGGTCGAGGTATCCGGCATCGGTGTATTCGGCGTGCCGTACAGCTATCGGGAAACCGTCTACACTCAAGACCGCGACACGCGTGGCGTGGCCCGCAAGGAAATCCAGCCTGCACCGCCGAACGGTGGCAGACCGGCCGGAGGTCCGCGCATACCGTTAACGGATAAGGAAGAAAAGGAAATCTGCGAAATGTACGAGACAATGCCGCTTGCAATTGTGGCGGCAAGTATGCACCGCTCAAGCAAAACGGTGCGAGCGGTGCTCGAAAAGCATGGTGTTACGATGTGGAAATACGGTCCGCGAACGAAGTAACACCACTGAAACACGAAAAAGGAGCGAAAACATCTTGAAAACAATCTCTGTTGTAAACTTAAAGGGTGGCGTCGGCAAGACGGTCACCGCCGTAAACCTTGCAGGCATTTTGGCTGCCGACTATGGCAAGCGCGTGCTGTTGGTAGATAGCGACCCGCAGGGTGACGCCAGCCAGTATATCGGCGTAGTACCTGACGCCTGTAGCACGGCCGACCTGTTTGACGGTGGCACGGCCTACTACGAGGACGTCATCCAGCACACCATTTACCGTGATCTGGACATTATCCCGTCCGACATGCAGCTGGCCTCGGTGGACCTGGACGCCGACATTGACCGCAAGCAGGCGGTCCGCGTGTACGCCGATCTGCGTGACGCACTGGTCGAGGATGATGCGTACGACATGATGATTTTCGATTGTCCGCCGTCATTCAGCTTGCCGTGCATCTCGGCGATTGCTGCCAGTGATATGGTCTTCGTGCCGATCAAGCCGGGTGCGTTTGAGATGTCTGGTATGCAGCTGCTTGCCGATCAGATTGCCAGCGTGCGAAGCACCGGTCTTGCCTACCGTTCCGTGTATGGTCTGCTGACGATCTGGCACAATGCAGACGCAACGCGCCAGAGTGAGGAGTGGCTGCGTGAGCACAGCCCGATCCCGCTGTTTTCACAAAAAATCCGCCGCACTGACAAGGTAACGGAGAGCACCTACGCCGCCCAGCCGGTAACGCGCTGGTCGCCGACTTCGGCGGCTGCCCGTGACTATCGGGCATGGGTAGAAGAGATTATGGAGGGACTGTAATGGCTAAGAAATTTAACCTTGCGGAGCTGATGGGCGAGGCGGTGTCCAAATCGGACACCGGAGAAATGCGGGTGGAGCAGATTCCACTCGCCGAAATCGAGGAAAACGAGAACAACAGCTACGCGCAGAACGACATTGACGAGTTGGCGGAGTCCATCAAGGTTATCGGCTTGCAGCAGCCGCTTGTGGTACGCCGCAAGACCGAGGGCGGGTACTTACTCCTTGCAGGACACCGCCGGAGGAACGCGCTGGCGCTGCTCGACCGCAAGACCGCACCCTGTATCGTGCTTGACGCTGACCTTGACCCGTCCCTGCAGGTGCTGATCCTGCACTGGACCAACACCATGGCGCGCGGCGGCGGCGGTCTGACCGCTGAGTACACCGGTCAGGCGGCAAAGGAGATTGAGGCCGCGCTCAGGGATCTGCAAGCGCGCGGCGTGGTAGAACTGCCGGGAAAGCTGCGCAGTTACGTTGCCGAGGTGCTCAAGACCTCGGAGAGCCAGATCGCCCGCGCGAAAGCCATCGACAAGGGGCTGATCGAGGAGTGGGCGTCCGAGCTCAAGCGCAATCGCCTCAATGATTCGACCGCCTACGAGCTGAGCCAGTGCGATGCGGGGCTGCAAAGGGAGCTGCACGGCGCGTACAAAGACCGCTATTGGAGTCTGAACAGCAAGAAGATTAAAGCGCACCGCAAGGCGGCGGAATTTGACTTTACACCGCTGACCTGCCCGGAAGCATCGCCATGTATAGAGCCATGCACCGGTGCAGACAAGCGTGCCGCCTGGGTCAAAGACGGGCACTGCGAGGGCTGCTGCCATGAGTGCTCACTTGCCGCCAACTGTGACCGCGTGTGCGGCATGGTTAAGCAGCGCCTCAAAAACGAACAGAAAGAGGCTGAGCGCGAGGAAAACCACGAGCAGCAGATTGCAGCGTTTAACGCCTCGCCGTTAGCAAAGGCGCGGCGCAATATCCGCTTTGCGCTGGCCTGCAAGGATATCCGCAACGTGGACGATCTGCCCGAAGCTCGCCACCAGTGGTATATGAGTTGGCTGTGGTCAGCAGATCCGCTTGCTTATCATACGCCCGACCTCAGCGATCTTTTCGAGGTGGCGCAGGCGCTCGAGATTGACCCGTTCGAGATGATTTGCGGACGGGAGAGCGGCAGCGTTTGGCATGAGTACACCGAGGAACGGCCACCGGAGGGCGCTCGGGTGCTGTGTAAGCTGTGCGGCTGTGCTAATCGCTACGGTGAGTATGTTTACCGCGGCGGCAAGTGGTTCTTCCCGGATCTGGACGATGAAGCATGCGAGGCAAATATTCTCGTCAGCTCGTGGACGGAGGTGTTCCCGGAATAATGGCTGAATACATTGAGAAGCACAAAGTAGTCAATCTTTTGACCGCTTTAGAGAACGAATTCCAGCAGTTTAAGCCGTTCAAAGGTTTTCAACACGCAATGTATCGTAAATTGTGCGAAACGGAAATCGCTATCGGGAAATTACCTGCTGCCGACGTTGCGCTGGTTGAGCACGCTCACTGGATTGAGCAAGACGGAATGCAAATTTGTCCCAACTGTGGTGAAGAACATACATGGGATGATTTCCGTGCTGCGTATTGTGATTGCTGTGGCGCGAAAATGGAGGTGTAATACATGTGGATTGTGTGTGCATGGTGCGGAAAAGTGATGCTGCAGCAAGGTGGCAGTGCGACCTTGCGCTGGCTTGTCAGTCTGGAGGATAGATGTGATTGCCCACATTGTCGCTCAGATGTTACTACTATAAAGATTATCCGTTCCACCAGCAACGTCACCAGGCAAATGCAATATGCGAAATGGACACAGCCACAGACGCGAGCACTTCCTGAATGGTGGTGTGTGCATGGGCGGAGGTGCAGATGATGAGTCATGAAGAGGTTGTAGTTGTTTGGATGGTAGTAGTCGTTGGTATTATATGTTTGATGCTGAGACAATAGCGGATTGCTGAAATCTATAAGGAGGCGGAAGATGATGATTTTTGTTATTGCTACTAAAGTTCTCGATATTGCTACTAAAATCTCAGCATTTTATGTTTGTGTTGCTGTGATTTTAGGTGGATTTATTATTACACTTGGCTTACTCTGGTGTCTGTTGTTTATCGGCAGCAAAACGATTTTTGAAATTGCGGCACATTGCAAATTCTGGCGTGAACTGGTCGAAGCTGCCTTTGAGCGAATCCGCACAAAGAGTAAGAAAGACGCTTATCCGAAAGGCTGAGAGGACGACAAGAATAAAATAACGATTGACAAATCGTAAAATCGCGGATATTCTATAAAACTACACGCGGACGGGGAAACTCGTCCGCTGTGGTGTTCAATTTGGACACCGGGAGGACTGAATGAAGAGGAGAAAGACAATCCGAGCCGGGCGACTGGTGTGGGACATCACCTACACGGTGCCGCGGCCGAACGCCAGCAAGCAGGAGCGCAAACGCATCCGCGAGGTGACGGAGGAACAGATCCAACGCACCAACGCCAACACGGCGCAGCGCAAACTGGAAATGCTGATGGCGACCAACTTTGACGAGAGCGATTTAGTGCTGACCGTCACCTATCGAGATGCGGACTTGCCGGACAGCGCCGATGTGACACGCAAGCACCTCGGCAAAGTGTTCTCACAGATGCGGGCCTACCGCAAGGCGCGAGACTTGCCAGAGCTGAAATACATCTATATTTTGGAGGGTCGACATGGTGACCACCGACCGCACGCGCACATTATCATCAACGCCGCAGGTGGTGACTTGGAACTGATGCGGTCGCTCTGGATCTGGGGTGACGACATCCAGCTCAACTACATCCGCGAGCGCGGATACGACGGTTGGGCTGGCTATCTCACCAAAGAGCGCCGAGAAGCCAGCCTCAACGGTAAAAAGCAGTTTGTCGGCAGCCGCAACCTTGCCCGACCTGTCACCACCTATGCATGGGTGGATGACGGCACGACCGTTGATGCACCGCCGGGAGCACAGGTGCTCGATGAGGGCGGCGGCAGAAATGAGATTGCATCCTGCCGGTTTGTGAAATATTTAATGCCGAAAAATACCTATTATAATGCACACGCAACGCGCACACGCACGCGCGTTGTTGCTGGCTTGGAATGCTCTATAACATATGCCACGGTTGTGGAGAAACGAAAGCGAACGGGTAGACATAGGAGGACGAAAGGTGTATAATCAAGACAAAAGAATAAAACTTGTGTGCCCGCGATGCAAGCGGCCGACCAACGTGGTCGCAATCAAGGGACGCACAGTGTTGCGGAATTTTCCGCTGTTCTGCAAATTCTGCAGAACTGAGACTGTCATCACGTATGACGGGAAGAGCCAGAGCCTGAGAGCCAGAGCCGAATAAACTGCACCAGAGATGGGTGTGGTTTGTTCGGCTTTTATTTTTTGCCGGAAAGGCGGTGAGTGTCGTGCAAACGGTGCGCGAGATGATTCCTGAGTACAAGCGCAACCTCGACCGGCTGCGTCAGCGGCGGCTTGATCTGCTGCGGGAGCGTGAGCTTGAACCGAGCTTTGAGAAGCGCTACAAACTGACGGTGCGCATCTGTCGGCTCAAGAGCATCATCACGTCTACCGAGTCCGCCCTGCACGACATGCTCGAGTATGACAAGTAAGCCACTGAGGCCGTGCCTGCATCCCGGCTGCCGGGAGCTGGTGCGGTGCGGGTACTGTGACAAGCACAGGCCCAAGGACAGCGCACGGCGCAGCACAGAGAGCCGCCGGTGGCGTGGCTGGTACAGCCTGCCAATCTGGACGGACAACCTGCGGCCGGCACAGCTGCTGCGTGAGCCGTGGTGCCGCGAGTGCGCACGGCAAGGCCGCCGAGTCCGAGCGACAGACGTTGACCACATCGAGCCGCACAACGGAGACTGGCAGCGCTTTACCGCCCCAAGCAACCTGCAAAGCCTGTGTCACAGCTGCCACAGCGCAAAGACCATGGCCGAAAGCAGGGCTAAAGGCAAGACTAAACGGCGCTGAAAGGCAGAAGGCTTGGACAGGCGCAGGCAGGTGGGTGTGCGCGAACTTGGCGAGAAATCTCAAGATTTCTCGGAGTCCCCCCACCCTTGGAAAGTTTTGCGGCGGGGCGCTCTTGACCGCAGCCCCCCATTCGTGCGAGATTTTTTCCCAATGGAGCGGGAATTTTGGAGGTTTTGGAATGGCAAACAAGAAAAGCGTCGGTCCGGCAGGGCCGGGCGAGGTAAAAGCGGCGTGGTTTATGCCGGAACAGATGGTGCGCGTGCCGATCGGGGAGCTGGTGCCCTATGCGCGAAATGCGAGGACACACAGCGAGAGCCAGATCGCGCAGATCAGAGCGAGCCTGCGGGAGTTTGGCTTTGTCAATCCGGTAATCATCGACAGCGACCGGAATATCATCGCCGGACACGGGCGCGTGCTGGCGGCCAAGGCCGAGGGCATGACCGAGGTGCCGTGCGTGCTGGTCGAGCACCTGACGGACGCACAGCGCCGCGCGTATATTCTGGCGGACAACCGGCTTGCGGAGCAGTCCGGCTGGGACACCGAGATGCTGGCGCTGGAGCTGGGCGAGATTCAGGCCGCGGGCATGGACCTGACAATCACCGGATTCTCGGCAGCTGATTTGGAAATGGAAGACCCGAACGAAGAACCACCTGCCGCCGAAGATGACGGCGACAGCGGCGAACCGGATGCCGATACACCCAGCCGCGCCCAGGACGGCGATGTGTGGAAACTCGGAGACCACGTTCTTTTGTGTGGAAATTGTACCGAAAAACCGTATTTAGACAAAATTTTCGGGGGGGGGGTAACACAAAAAGTTGATTTATTGCTTACTGACCCGCCGTATGGCGTCGATTACGTCGGCAAGACCGGCGATGCAATGACCATCGAGAATGATGGCGTTGACCGTGACGCGCTGCTGAAACTGCTGACCGGCTCGTTTGATGCTGTCAGCGAGTGGCTGCGAGAGGGCGCAGCGTATTACATCTGGTGTGCGAGCAAAACGTGGGATGTGTTCGCTCAGGCGGTTGAACAGCTTGGATGGCCGGTGCGCGAGCAGCTGATCTGGAACAAGGACTGCTTTGTGATGGGCCGCCAGGACTACCAGTGGAAGCACGAGCCGTGTCTGTACGGCTGGAAGCCGGGAGCCGCGCACAAGTGGTGCAGCGACCGCAGCCAAACTACCGTGATCGACTGTCCGCGTCCGAAGGCGAACCGCGACCACCCGACCATGAAGCCAATTCCGCTGTTTGACTACCTGATCCGCAACAGCACGGACGTTGGTGACACGGTGTATGACCCGTTCTGCGGCAGCGGCACGACGCTGCTGGCTTGCGAGCAGGCAAACCGTAAATGCGTGGCGGTAGAGCTGTCGCCGCGGTACTGCGATGTAATTTTACGCCGATGGGAGACACTGACCGGCCGCAAGGCCGAGCGGCTTCGGAATTTGAGAGAGTGAGGTGACGAGATATGCCAGCAAGCAAGCCAATTCCGCGGGAGGCGGACGGGACGGTGGACATCAAGCAGGCGCGAAAGCGCATGGCAGGACACCGTACAAACGCCGAGATCGAGGCAAAAGCCAAAAGCGAGGTGCGGGCGAAGGAGCCGAAACGCATCACGGTGCCCAAGTATCTGCCGCAGGTGATGGAGGCAGAATACCGGCTGACTGCGAAAAAGCTGGTTGCCCTGCATATCTTTTCCGACCTTGACTATGACATGCTTGCGCGGTATTTTATCGCTCGCGCCGCATGGCAGAACGCCCAGAACTGGGCGAACCGTGCGATCATGCAGGGCGACGCCAAGGAGGCGGGCAGCTGGACCAAGACGGCGAACGTTTACTTTGGTCAGTGCCAGAGCTGTGCGTCGGCGCTCGGTCTGAGCGTGTCGGCGCGGTGCCGCCTCGTGATGCCGGAGCCGCCCAAGGATGAGGCCGACGAGGACCCGCTCAGCAAAATGCTGCGCGAGCGGGCAGAGCGCCGGAAGGCGTGAGACATACGTCCGAGGTTGTGACGGGCAGTGTAATGCCTGCTCGAGCTTCGACCTTTGGCGGTAGGTGAGTTTTGTGATATTTCCTCGCCTGTCCGTCAGAGCCTCGGACAGCTTCCTGCGCTGCGGCGGACGGTGGTCAGCCATTACGCCGTCCCCCACATCAAAGTGGCAAGGATACAAGCGGGTGCACCCGGAATGCAGACGAGTGGGTGCGTCCGCCGGAGCGCAGGAGGAGCAAACAATGCAAGATCGAACAATCTGTCCGGCTATGTGCCCGATGCTCAACGTCCAGGGCTTTTGCGAGAGCGCATGGAGACGGGCAGGCCAGGTGCGGGAGTGCCCGCATAAGAAAATGCGCAAGGCGGTGTCCAACTTGAACACCGCAGACAAAAAGTAAAATCCGGTGCTGTGACGGGCGACCCACCCGAAACACCTTACCTATTTCTTTTGGCGGCGGCGAGGGTTTGTCCTCTTGTACCTCGCCCGTCCGTCAGAGCACCGGATGGTGCAAATTATGGAGGTTTTGACAATGACAATCAACAAAGCAACTCGGTCTGTGGATTTATTCAACACAATTCGCGGTGCTGCCGTCGCAATGATGACGCAGACGCCGGAAAGTCCCGACTTGCAGGAACGTCTGCGTAAGCTGCAGACGACGCTTGCTGAATATCTCGGCTCGGCGGCGAGCGAGGGCATCCTCGTGGAACCGGACCCGATTGCGACCGAGGACAACTGCACCTATGGTGGCGGTGAGATGCCGCGTCTGACCCGCGCCGAGGTGCTGCACCGTGCCGAGCAGTGTGTCTGCGGCGAGCGTGAGCAGGACTACGGCACGCCGGAGGACAATTTTGAGACGATCGCGGAATTTTGGGAAACATACCTCAGTCGCGCGTGCGTGGATGAGGCGGGCTGTGTGTATATCGACGCAACCGATGTCGCCATGATGATGGCGCTGCTCAAGATTGCGCGTATTGCAGGCGGTTCGGGCACGCGAGACAGCTTTATCGACCTTGCAGGCTATGCGGCGTGCGGCGGAGAGTGCGCCGATGTATGACCGCGAGGAGTATGAGTGGTATAAGACGCACGGTATCTGCGTCCGCTGCCGCAAGGCTAAAGCACGCCGCGGCCGCACGACCTGCGCCGCGTGTGCGGCTCAAAACACAGAGCGCACCTTGCGGTATTTTAACGAGCTGACCGCCGAGAAGCGCAAGGAATACTCTCAGCGAGCCACCGAGAAACAGCGTGAGCGGCGTGACGCTCGCTACGCTGCCGGCCTGTGCGTTATTTGTGGCAAGCGACCGCCGAGAGACAACCGCCGGACCTGTGCGCTGTGCAGCAGCAAGCGAACAGGCACACGGCAGAAACAGGCGGAAAAGTAACAACAGCACTCCGGTGCTGTGACGGGCGGCAGCAGCTGCCCGAGAAACAACCTCCAAAATAATTTTGAGCAGGGCACGGCGGTAACGGAACGCCGCCGCGTCCGTCAGAGCACCGGAAACCAATTTAACAGAGCCGACGCGGGAAAGCGGTAGAGAGCCAGAGCCTGAGAGCCAGAGCCAACGAGCAATTTGTCTCGTCGGCTCTTAATTTTTGCTCGGAAAGGGGTGAGAGAGATGGCAAAGAAAGAAAAACGCATCGACTACATCAGCAAAGCGGAGGATATCCGCCTGATTGCGAGCGGTGTGAACGCGGAGCACCGCACCATGACCTGGCGCGAGGCAACCGAGTATTGGGAGCGCGACAACGGCACCGACGATTACGGCCGTGCGGCGCTGATGGCGTACCTCGGCATTGCGACGGCAGGCGAGTGTGCACTGCTGGATAATCTGGTTGACGCGCCGGAGGATGACGCACCGGAAGGCGAGGAGGAAACCGCAGAATGAAGAAGATTATAAAAATCCTGCTGCCGGATGCGCTGCTGCTGGCCGGAGCGGTAACCATCGTGGTGGCGCTGCATGAGATGTGGCCGCCGCTGGCGTACCTCGCGTGCGGTGTGTTCGCCGTGCTGCTGGCGCTGATCCTGTCGTTTTAAGGCGGTGACGGCATGATCGTAGATAAGATTTTACACCGCATCCGTGGTCAGACCACGCTGACGCTGGACGACCCGACCGGATGGAGCACGGGCGGCAGCATCCTGTTCGGCGGCAAGGAAATGCAGGCCATGAAACTGCCTGCCGTCAACGCCTGCATCGAGATCATCTCAGACAGTGTGGCGAAAATGCCGATCTACCTGATGGACGGCGAGACCCGCGAGCGGGTGCCCGACCATCCGGCGGTGCGGCTGCTGACCGGCAGACCGACCGAGGCCCTGACCGCGTTTGACTATCACAAGCTGATGGAGAGCCGCCGCATTGCGTACGGCAACGCTTACGCGCTCATCCTGCGCGACAAGTGGGGACAGCCGGTGGAGCTGCTGCCGATCGCGCCGGGCTACATGCTGCCGATCCTCGACACCAACGCCAAGCTGTGGTATGTCGGCATCAACCCCAAGACTAGCGAGTACCGCAAGTTCTGGCCGACAGATGTGCTGCATTACAAGGCATTTTCCACGGATGGACTTGAGGGCATCAGCTATCTGCGCCGCGGTGCCGAGACCATCGAGGCGGCCCTGCAGGCGCAGCGGTATGAGAGCAATTACTACCGCAACGGCGGACAGGTGAGCGGCATTTTGACCACCGACACCGACCTCTCGCCGAGGCCGACCACCATCGGCGGCGAGAAGGTGGACATCAAGAGCAAAATCCGTGCTGAGTGGGAAAGCATCCACTCCGGAGCGGACAACGCTTACCGCATTGCGGTGCTGGATAACGGTCTCAAGTACACGCCACTCACCGCAACCAATCGTGACGCGCAGTTTATCGAGAGCAAGGCTGCCAGCGTCGAGGACATTGCCCGGCTGTTTAACATCCCGTTTTACAAGCTCGGCGCGGGCAAGGAGAGCTATGCCGCCAACACTCAGGCGGCCATTGAGTATATCCAGCGCACACTGTCACCGATCGTCAGCGAGCACGAGCAGGAGGACACGCACAAGCTGCTGCTTGAGAGCGAGTGCAGCCGCGGCCTGCAGCTGCGCCGCAACATGATGGGCGAGCTGCGCGGAGACTGGACGGCTCGGGCTGCATGGTACAAATCAATGCGCGAGATCGGCGCGTACAGCGTGGACGATATCCGCGCACTCGAGGACCTGCCGGACGTGCCCGGCGGCGATGACCGTCTGGCAAGCCTTAACTACGTCCCGCTGGAGGACTGGCGGGACCTGAGCCGCCGCCGCAACGGAGCGGACGGCGAGGAACAGAAAGGAGTGACCCCATAATGGCAGTAACAATGCCTAAAATCGAAATCGACTTTGAGCAGCGAGCGGGAGACCTTGCCGAGCGCAGTGAGCGTGGTATTGCGATCCTGATCGTGCGCGACGAAACCAGCAAGGACTTTACCCACAAGCAGTACAGTGATCTGAGCGCCGCGCAGGCCGACGAAAGCCTGTACACGGCGGACAATTACGCCGCTATCTGTGACATGATGGGCTTTGCACCCTATCAGGCGCACATCTTCCGCGTGGATGCGTCCGGTGCGCTGGCAGATACGCTGGCGGCCATCGGCAAGACCGTCAAAACCGGATGGATTGCCGTTGCAGGGCAGAATGCGGCGGACGGTGCGGCTCTGGCTGCCTGGGTTAAGGCCCAGGATAATACCCGGAAGAAGACTTACAAGGCGGTCTGCTACAATCTGGCTACTGCGCCGGATGACATGCACGTTGTTAACTATGTCAATGAGTCCGTCACCTATACGGATGATCGCGGTACGCAGGACGGCGTGACCTATCTGCCGAGTCTGCTGGCGATCTTTGCAGTGTGCAACGTTACCCGCGGCTGCACCAATTACGAGTGCAGCAATCTGTCGGAGGTCGTAGAAGTTGACGATAATGACGCGGCACTCGGCACGGGCAAGTTTATCCTCTTCAACGGCGAGGATAACACTGTCCGTATTGCACAGGGTATCAACAGCATGACCACCACGGACGGCAAGACCCGCACGGAAGATATGAAATTTATCGAAACCGTGGAAGCCATGGACATGATGCGTGACGATATCACCGCCGTGTTCCGTGGTACTTATCTCGGCAACTACCGCAACACCAGAGACAATCAGATGCTCCTGCTGTCGTCGCTCAATATGAGCTACTTTAGACAGCTCATGCAGCAGAATATCCTCGACCCGGATTTCGCCAACGCTGCACGCATTGATGTAGACGCACAGAGAGCGGCCTGGATGGCGTCCGGCAAGACGGAGGCGGAAAGCTGGGACGATGACACGGTGAAGGCCAATCCCTTCAAGCGCACCGTGTATCTGACCGCTGACGTTAAGATTCTCAACAGTATGACCGACCTGATTTTCCCGATCACCATGGCGTGACCGGATAACCTACAACAACAATTAAGGAGGCAAGAAATATGAAGAAGAAACTGCTTGACCTGCTCGCGAAGAAGCGCGGCATTGTAGACCGCATGAGACAGGCGGACGCGGCAGGCGATCAGACCGCATTTGACGCGGCGCTGGCAGAGAACACCGCCGTTGACGCGGAGATTGCCCGCGTAAAGGCAATCATGGAAGCCGAGGAGAATGTACCGGCAGAGCCGGAAGGCGTACCGACCAGCGGCACCGATCCTCCGGCGGCAGAGCCGGCCAACAGCCGCGAGTGCGTGCATGCCTTTGCGGAGTGCATCCGCGCCCAGGCACGCGGCCAGCGTGCAGCCTTTGAGTCCAACGCAGACGTTCTGCGCCGTGCCATGGCAGCCGAAAACGCCGGTGCCATGACCGAGGGTATCGAGGCAGACGGCGGCCTGCTGGTGCCGCAGGACATCCAGACCCGCATTAACGAGCTGCGCCGCTCTCTGGTGCCGCTGTCCGACCTGTTTGCGGTCGAGAATGTATCGTTCCTGTCCGGCTCGCGTGTGGTAGATACCGCGCCGAACAAGGGCTTTACCAAGATTGACGAGATGGATGAGATTCCGCAGGATGACAAGCCGGCGTTCCGCAAGATCGCCTACAAGGTCGAGGACTATGCGCTGATCCTTCCGGTCTCCAACGACCTGCTGCGCGACACCGACGAGGCTCTGCTCGCGTACATCTCGCGCTGGCTGGCGAAGAAGCAGGTCATCACCGAAAATAACCTGCTGGTTGCAAAGCTCGCCGCGCTCGACACCGGCGCCGCAGCCGCGACCGAGACGGACGTTGTAAAGGTGCTGAAGACTGCGCTTAACAAGACGCTCGACCCGGCGATCTCCGCGACGGCACACTTTGTGACCAATCAGGACGGCTTTAACGCCCTCGACCAGCTGGTGGACGGCAATAATCGCCCGCTGCTGCAGCCTGATCCGACCGGCTCGACCGGCAAGCTGCTGTTTGGCCGCGGCATTACCGTTGTGTCTAACGGCATCCTCAAGACCGCGACCAGCAAGGCGCCGATCTACTGCGGTGATTTCACCCAGTACGCGACCCTGTTCCGCCGTCAGCCGCTTGAGATCGCATCGACCGACATCGGCGGCAACGCATGGAAGACCAACAGCACCGAGGTCCGCGCGATTACCCGTCTGGACGCACAGGTGTTCGATTCTGAGGCCGCTGCTGCGGTATCTCTGACCATTGCGTAAGGACTGACACAAGGGCGGCGCTGCTGCCGCCCTTCCCATTTTTAGAGAGGAGGGCACAGGATGCCTGAATTTAACCCCAATCGCATTATGCACGGCAACGGCGGTCATGCGTGGTTTAACGGCAAAAAGCTGACCACGCTGCAGTCGGTTGAGGCCAAGGTTGCCGGTGATTTTGAGGATATCAACGTGTGCGGTGATCCGGCTACTTACCGTGTATATAACGGCTACTCGGGCGAGGGCACGCTGACCACGCTCAAGATCGACAGTGATGTGCTGAGCCTGATTGCTGCGGCGTATAAGTCCGGCGAGATGCCGACCATCACCATCATCACCAGCCAGACCATGCCTGGCACAAACCGCGCGGAGCGCGTAGCGTACAGCGACATTACGATTGACGAGTTCACGCTCGCAAAGTTTGAAAAGAAGTCCAAGACCGAGGAAGAGATTCCCTTTAAATTCGGTAACTTCGAGGTTCTCGAAACCCTGTAAGGAGGTGCGGCATGAGATTCAGCTTAAACGGTCACATCGTGGCCGACAGTGACGCGCCTATCCTGCGTTGGTGGGGTATCCCGGCGGCCTGTCCGGCGGATATCCGGTCGGCGCTTGCCGAAAATCCCGCAGACGAGGAATTTGTTCTGGAGATCAACTCCGGCGGCGGCTCGGTCTTTGCGGGTTTTGAGATGTACAGCCTGCTGCGCAATGCGTCCCGTCAGGGTGTACATACCCGCGCCGAGGTGCAGAGCCTTGCCGGTTCTGCCGCGTCTGTCGTGATGGCAGGTGCGGACACGGCGGCCTGCTCGCCGGTCGGTCAGGTGATGATCCACCTGCCGAGCACGGTCACCGAGGGCAATCAGGGCGTGCACCGCGAGAGCGTGCAGATGCTCGAGAGCATCACCGAGAGCATTATCGCGGCGTATGAGAGCAAGGTCGGCGGCAAGACCAGTCATGACGCACTGCGCCGCATGATGGACCGCGAGACCTTTCTCAGCGCCCGTGCGGCGCTGGACGCCGGTCTGATCGACGAGATCATCGGCGAGGAGCAGCCGGGCGAGCCGATTAACATCAACAACATTTACAACGCTTGCGGAGCTGTCCCCGATATGGACAAGCTGCGTGCGGCGTACATCGCTGCACAGAGCCAGAGCCAAGAGCCAGAGCCGCAGCCGGTGTCCAATTTGAACACCGCCCGCAAGCGTGCTATCGCCATTGCTGAGGCAGAACTCCGGGCGGTGGTCATATGATTACCGCTGAGCGGCTGACCGCGATCAAGCAATACTGCCGCATTGACTACGATGATGACGATGCGCAGCTGACCGGCTTTGCGGAGATGAGCGACAGCTATCTCGCGCAGTGCGGTATCACTCGTGACGGCCACGAGGCGATGTATGACCTCATTGTGCAGGCAATGGTGCTCAACCAGTACGAGGGCAAGTGTGCAGACAATGCAGCCGCAGCCCTGGCTACGGTTCCGCCGCTCGTGCGGCAGATGGTAAACCAGCTCAAACTCGTGTGTGCGTTTGGAGGTGCGGGCGATGGCAACACAGGTGCGTGATCTGCGCGACCGTGCTGAGGTATGGCTTGCCGCACCGGTGGAGCAGCCAAACGGCGAGACCGACTACTGCTACACCAAAGCCCGGACAATCTGGGCGGCCGTCAACCCGACAAGCGGGCGCACGGAGACGCTGACCGGTGACGCTGAGCGTGCCGAGATCACGCACCGCGTGGTCTGCCGGAGCGCCAGCCTGCCGGAGCTGTGCCGCGAGATGTACTTTATTGTCCGCGGTCAGCGGCTCGATGTGTCGTACTGGCTGCCAATCTATAACCGCCGCGGCTGGGTGGAGATTTACTGCACACTGCGGCAGGGAGAGGTGACGCGCGATGGCTCGTGATGGTTTTGACTGCTCGGAGCTGATGGAGTTTGCCGAGCAGCTGGGCGCACAGCCCAAGGAGCTGGAAAAGGTGCAGAAAAAGCTGCTCCGCGATGAGGGCAGCAAGCTGCGCCGCAAGACAGCCCAGCAGGCGCGTGCAACGGTCAACCGCACAGCGGTGCACCGCAAAGAGTATGACCGCGCCGCCGGTCAGTACCACAAGAGCATCAAGCGCGGCAAGGTGTACACCAAGGACGGCCAGATGCGTATACGCGTGTATTCGGGTGACCCGATCGGCCATCTGGTCGAGCAGGGATGGACGCCCAAAGCGCGTGACGGTTCTCGCGGCAAGAAGCAGCTGGGCCGCGAGGTGTTTGACAAGACCGCGCAGGACTTTGATGAGCAGTTTCAGCAGGCTGCCGAGGACGCTCTGGACGAGGTGATTAACAAGTTATGATCCATTGGAAAGAGATAGATGACGCACTCGGTGCGGTGGTAAGTGCGGCACTCAAGGCCGCCAATCTGCCTGCTGTGCGTGAGCGCAAGGACGTTAAGGCGCCTCTGGTGCGGCGCAGTTACCGCATTGACGTTGGTCAGACCGACGGCATGGGCACGGACGATTACGCCGAGACCGGCTGCGACATCGAGATTTATTTTTATCCCGCCGACGGCACGCGCCCGCGGGACGAACTGAACGCCGCCGCTGACGCGATCCGCACGGCGCTGCGGGAGGGCGTGACCGTGCAGGACGTGGTGCTCATCCCGGAGGACGACATCACCTGCGACGCAGACGGCGAGACGCTGACAGTCATGCTGCGGCTCACCTGGATCGAGACCGCCGAGGAGACCGGCGAATTTATGGAGGAAATGGTATATGGATAAAAAGTTACTGGACGCGCTGGCGGCAAAGGCCGAGCAGCGCAAGGCTGACAAGACCAAGGCGAAGCAGTTCGAGGTCGGCGGTCAGCTGCTTGATTTTGTCAAGCTCGGGCATACTGCCCAGCTGGACGCTTATGAGGCTTTTCTGGCGGCACGAGAGCAGCCGTCGCAGATGCTGGATGTCGGTGCACAGCTGATCTATGACTGTTGTCCGGCATTGCAGGACCCGGAGCTGCACACCGCGCTCGGCGTGACCGACCCGTACGACGTTATCTGGGTGCTGATGGATGTCCGCGAGGTCAATGCGCTCGCGGCATCCCTGTTTGCCTGGCTCGGTCTGATTGCCGGTGATGAGGATGAGGACCCGGCAAAAAACTGATTGAGCGCGACCCGGTGCTCGACCTTGCAGCATTTTACGCGGCACGAGGCATCACGCCGGAGCAAATCCGGCAGATGAGCTACGCAGACCGTGCGGTGCTGCGAGTCGGGCGGGCGCGCTGGTACGAGAATATGATAAACATCGTCGCGGAGGGCATCTGCCGCGCGTATGCACCGGAGGAGGGACGGAATAGTGGCTAAAAATAAGGTTATCAACACCGTCCTGACGGTGCGGGATAATATGTCCGGCGGTTTGGTCAAGGCCGCCCAGAACGCGAAGAAGTCCGGCAAGGCAATCGACAGCAGCATGATCTCCGCTACGCGCAGCGTGGTGGCGTTTAAAAATAAGTCGGTCGCAGCCTTGCAGGACTACGCCAAGAAAGCCGGTGCGGCAATCGTTGCCGGTACAACTGCCGTGGCAACCGGTCTGTCGGCGCTGACGCTCAAAAGCGCACTCGCCGCCGATGACCTTAACACTCTGGCAAAGCAGAGCGGCTTTTCGACGGCAGACATCCAGAAATGGCAGTACGCATCGGACCTGATCGACGTGTCGATTGACGATATCGTCAAGTCTGCCGCAAAAATGAAGAAGAACATGATCTCGACCAGCAAGACAACGATTGCGGCATGGGATCAGCTCGGCATTAAGGTCAAGGACAGCAACGGTCATCTGCGTAACAGCACGACGGTCTTTTACGAGACTTTGACCGCGCTGTCCAAAGTGCAGAACGAGACCGAGCGCGACACGCTGGCAATGACCCTGTTTGGCAAAAGTGCGGACAGCCTTGCCGGTATCGTCGATGACGGCGGTGCCGCCCTGCAGGAGCTGGCCGGTAAGGCCGAGAAGGCCGGTGTTATTCTGTCGCAGGACACGCTGGACAGTGCGAATGCCCTCAACGATAAGGTGGACACGCTCAAGGCCACGGTCAAGGGCTTTGCAGGCAAGGTCGGATCGGAGCTGGCCGGTCGTGCGTCCAAGGCACTGGATGTTGTCGGCTCGCATTTTTCCAAGGCGTTCAACACGTCACCAATGGACTGGCTTAACGGCAAGCTGGACACGCTGATGGCAAAGCTCGACAGCTGGATTGCCGGAGGCGGTCTGGAACGGCTGGCGGATCTGCTGGTAAACGGTGTGCAGCTCGGCGCCCAGAAGGCAGGCGATATGCTGCAAAAGGCCGGTGACTCAATGGCATGGTGTAAGGAGCATACTAAAACGCTCAAGACTGGCGTCAAGCTGTTGGCGGCGGCTTTCGCCCTTGTGAAGTTGGCGGAGTTTAACCGAACAGTAAGTTCTGGTGGAAATGCACTGCTTGGACTTGGCAAAACTGTGCTGACAATGACTGGTTTGCTGGGCGGACAAGCTGCGGCGACAAGTACAGCAACGGTAGCGCAGACTGGCTTAAATGCTGCTTTGCGGGCTAACCCAGTAGGTTTTGTAATCACGGTGTTGGAAGCGCTGATCGCAGTTGGTGTATTAGTGTATAAAAACTGGGACTGGCTCAAGGCCGGTGCGCAGAGCCTTTGGAACAAGTTTAAGGACGTCAGCATCCGGATTGGCACGGCCTTTTCCGGTGCGTTCAACAAAGTTAAAAATGCCGCTAAGACGGCTCTGGAATGGGTCGGAGACAAGCTGTCGTGGCTCAACGACAAGATCGAGAGCATCCCCATCCTGGGCAGTTTGTACAAGGGCGCAAAGGGTGTCCTGGGCGACGCTATCGAGTGGGTAGACAATGCCACAACGGGCAATCGCTCGGGCACGTCTACGGGGACGACCCAGACCAAGACCAGCAGCAAAACGACTACAACGGCCGGTCCGGTCAAGACCACGACCTCGACCACTACGACGATACCTAAGCCGACACCCAGCAGCCTGCTGAGCCTGCCGGGACTCGGCAACGCCATGGGTACGCCCTACTGGCGCGGCGGCCTAACCCGTGTCAACGAGCGCGGCGGCGAAATTATGAACCTGCCGAGCGGAACGCAGATCATCCCGCATGATGTGTCTGTCAAGGCGGCAGGCGGTCGGAGCGTGACGGTCAACGTCAACATCCAGGGCAACGTGATCGGCAACCGTGAGTTCACTGAGCAGGTCGGTGAGTACGTCGGCCGCAAGGTGCTGGCGGCGCTCGGCAACACGTAAAAGCCGAGGGTTTCCCCTCGGCTTGGTCAATGCTGCTGGAGATTCTTAAGAAGTGATCCTCTAAGCTCTTCAGCTCTTTTGCGCTTGTTTATATATTTTTTTCTTTTGCGTGAATCTTTCTTCAATCCTTTGATCGCAAACTTCAAAGCGCCTATCGCTTCGGATAGATTGCAGACAGCTGTTTTGCGTTCTTGCACATGGGCTAAGCGCAGGAAGCCTTTCTTTGTTCGACCGTTGAGCATATTTTCGACATCTTCGCAGAGATTATTTACCTGTTCAATTATGCCGCGGTACATATCGGGTGTGCTTCCCATAGTTATTCCTCCTTTGAGAATGATTACGCTTTTATTATAAGGTGAGCTATGCCGCACCGCAACAGGAAAATGAGAGGACGACCAATGTACAAAATTATTTTCTCGGTCAACAACAACGAGGAGGTCTGGACGCTGCCGCACTGTCCGCCGGATTTCCCAATCCCGCAGCCAGAGCAGCACCACGAGACCTACGAGGGTCTGAGCCGCGACTATCGCCGCATCGGTCCGCTCGGTCTGCGGCACATGGAGTGGACGGCGCTGTTGCCGGTGCACAGATATCCGTTTATGCCGTCCGAGGCATCTGCGGATGGTTGGGCGTATGTCGATTTCTTCGACCGGTGGCGCGACAAGAAGGTGCCGTTCCGTCTGATCGTACTCGACAGCAAGGGTGTGGCACGGCTTAACATGCCGGTGACGGTGAACAGCTTTGATGTTACCGTGCGAAAAAACGGCGATTTGGAGTATTCCATCGCCGTGACAGAATACCGATTTATCACATGAGGAGGTGCGCCGCATGGCGGCAGGCTATGTAGACGAGCACAAGCTCGTCTTGTACCGCGACGGCGCACAGCCGCGCGACATTACGGCGTTTGCCAGTGATATGACGCTGACGGATGACCTTGACACACTGGCGGCGGAGCTGACGTTTACGACGTTTATCTCGCCGTGGGACAAGTACACGCCTAAGCTGGCGCTTGCGCCGGGCGACAAGGTGCGCGTGACCAATCAGGGCAAGACCGTGTTCTCGGGCATCATTATCACGGTGACGCTGGACGGCGGTGTTACCGCTTATGACCGCGGCTGGTATCTGAATAAGTCAGAAATCGTGCTGCAGGTCAACAACCTTGCGGCCGATCAGGTCATCCGCAAGGCGTGTGCCAAGGCGGGCGTGACAGTCGGAAAGGTGTGCAGCCTGCCGACCAAGATCACGCAGTTGTGGACCGGCTCTACGCCGTCCGACATTATCAGCGATGTGCTGGACACCTGCACGTCTGCGACCGGCAAGCAGTACCGCCACCGCGTGGACGACAGCGGTCTGCAGGTCGAGGCGCTGCCGACAGCGCCTATCAAGGCGATGCACAAGCCTGCGAAAAACATTGCGGCGTTTGATATCACCTGGGCGCTCGGTCAGGTGAGCGGCGAGGACAGCATTGAGGACACCTACAACGCTGTGGTCATCGCTGCTGAGGACGACGGCAAGGCGTACATCGGCGCACAAGCCAGCAACGCGGCATCCGTCAAGCGCTACGGATTTATGCAACATATTGAGACCGTGACCGAGAACCCCGGTACGGCTGTGCTTGGGCAGATGGTCAAAAACCTGCTCAAGAATGCCGACAAGGTAGGGCAGACCCGCTCCATCTCGGAAATCTGGGGCTGTGATGAGGTGCAGAGCGGCGTGGTACTGAGATTTAACTCGCCCGCGTTTGGCATCAAGGGCAACTTCCGTATTACTCGCGTGGAGCATCACTACGGCGGTGCAGGACATACGATGGCGCTCGAAATCACGGCACTCGAGCAGGTGCGAGCCGCCGCCGAGGGCAAGACTGACGCGGCAGCCATCAAGGCCGCCAGCACGGACAAGGTGCAGGTGTTCGGCCTGCCGGATCTGTCCGGCGGCAGTGACAGCGGCTCGGGCGGCACGATCGTCAAGGCGCTGTTTACCGCTTACTATCCCGCCAACAATGCGATGGAGGGCGGTTATCTGGACGCGCAGGGCAACCGGCTCGACCCGAGCAAGAAAACCTGCGCCGCACCGCCGTCTGTGCCGTTTGGCACCAAGATTACGGTGCGCGACACGGGCACAAGCCTCGACGGCACGACCTACACGGTCAACGACAGAGGCGGCGCGATCCAGATCAAGAACGGTGTGTACCACTTTGACCTTCTGATGAGCAGCAACGCCGAGTGCAATCGCTGGGGACGCAAAAACGGCTCTGCGATCATCGGCGGCTCGGGCGGCGGCTCGGGCAGTGCGGTGTCGTTTGTCAATACGGCACTGGGTGAGGTCGGCTACAAGGAGTCCGGCAAGGATATCAACAAGTACGGTCAGTGGGCAGGCCACAACGGTGTCGCGTGGTGCGTCTATTTTATTTGCTGGTGTGCGTACAAGTCCGGTGCGCCTATCCCGACAAGCTACGGCTACGTTGGCGATATGACCAGCTATTTCAAATCACGCGGCAAGTACAAATCGGCGGGCAGTTACAAGCCCAAGGCGGGTGACCTGATGATTCAGGGCGACCGTCACATCGGCATTGTAATATCGGCCGGAGCATCAAGCTGCGAAACCGTTGAGGGCAATTACAGCAACTCTGTCAAGCGTGTTACTCGCAGTTACGCGGAGATTTCCGGTTTCTGTACGCCGTGGGGATAACACAAGATATTGTATGCTTGTGGATAACACTGTGGAAGATGTGGAAAGGAGTGCGCGCCTATGGCATGGGATACGGCACTGGCACAGGCCATCAAAGGCACAAGCCGCGCCGAGGCAAACCGTAAGCCGCAGCCGTGGTACAGAGCCGAGGTTGTGCAGGTAACGCCCAAGCTGATCTTTGCGATTGCAGACAAGGAATTTAAGTTTGACAGCAGCACCGGCCTGATTATGACCGCGACCGCCCGCGCAAAAGAGTGGAAGGTCGGCATGCAGGCGGCGGCGCTGCTGCATGGGGCACAGCTGTTGGTTTTGGATAGTCTGTAACGGAGGAGGTGCAGCGGAATGTTTGACGGGGAGCAGGCGCAGTTTGTCTGCGATTTTTTGGAGTGCCTGACGTGCTCCAGCGGTGTGCCGCTGCGCCTGATGGACTGGCAGCGCGACATGATAACCGAGTTTTACGGTCAGCTGATCGAGGACGAGGACGACCCGGCAGGCAACTACCTGCGGCGATACCAGTACCTGTACCTTGAGATTGCAAAGAAGAACGGCAAGTCGGAAATCGCTGCCGGTCTGGGCGTGTACCACCTGTTTGCCGACGGCGAGATTAACGGCGAGGTGTATGTCGTAGCGGCTGACCGCGACAATGCGGGCATCGTCTTTGCGGCGGCCAAGTACATGGTCGAGCAGAGTCCGGCGCTGAAAAAGCGCAGCCGCATCGTGGACAGCACCAAGACCATCTACGACGAGACGAGCGGCAGCAGGCTCAAGGTGCTGTCCAGTGAGGCGTACAGCAAGCATGGCTACAAGCCGAGCTGCGTTATCTTTGACGAGCTGCACGCCCAGCCGAGCCGCGACCTGTGGGACGTTATGACGTTTGGTGCCGGTGACGCACGCCGTCAGCCGGTGTGGATTGTGCTGACTACCGCCGGAGACGACCCCGACCGCAAATCCATCGGATGGGAAGTGCATGAGAAGGCGCTTGCTATCTACCGATGGCGGCGCGGCGCGAGGGACGAGAAAGCCTACGATGACCCGCGCTGGCTGCCGATCATCTACGGTCTCGGACTGATCGAGGACGAGGACGAACTGAAAGACCTCAACATCTACGACGAGGACCTGTGGCGGCGGTGCAATCCGTCGCTCGGCAAGACGCTCAAGATGGCCACCATCCGCGCCCAGGCGGCGGACGCCAAGAAGAGCGAGGCCGCCGAGCGGCTGTTCCGTTGGCTCAGGCTTAACCAGTGGATTGCCACGGCGACTGTCGGGTGGATACCGATAACCATTTACGACAAGACGCAATGGAATCCGCCGGACTGCAAGGACTGGCGTGAGGCCGTGCAGCTGCTGCGCGGCAAGACCTGCTACGGCGGCGTTGACCTCTCCAAGAGCACCGACCTTACCGCCTTTGTGCTGGTGTTTCCGCCACAGGAGGGTCTGGACAGGTGGGTGGCTCTGCCTACCGGGTGGATGCCGCTTGACGGCATTGACGCACGCGAGCGCGAGGATCATGTGCCGTACCGGGACTGGATACGCGCAGGTTTCCTGCATGGCTGTGAGGGAGATATCATCGACTTTGCGGCTGTGGCTGACGCTGTGGTACAGGCCGCACAGGATTACGACCTGCGTATGGTCGGCTTTGACCCGTATCTGGGTGCGACTGTGATGCAGAACATCCGCGAGCGGCTTGCCGGTACGGTGACCGAGGTTGTCGAGATACCGCAGGGTATCCGGTCCATCTCGCCACCGATGAAGGAGCTGGAACGGCTCATCCGAGCGCATGAGATGCTGCATGTGCACAACACGGCAGCACGGCAGTGTTTCCTCAATCTGCGGTGCGTGTCGGATGATAACGAAAATATCAAGCCAACCAAAAAGCGGAGCCGCGGACGCATTGATATCACGGTGGCGTGGATCATCGCGTTTGCAACGGCGATGCTGCAGCCTGCACCGACGCTGGCAGACAGCGTGGCGGCTGCGGATTGGCACATGTGAGTTTAGGAGGTGTCGGCTATGGCCGATGTGTTTCCGGTTATCCCGGAGGAGCTGCCCGCGCAGGTTGCGGAGAGCATCGGGCGGTCTCCGGAGTTTGTGTTCCATGAGGACGGCAGGTCGGGCAGTTTCCGGCTGATCGACGGCGCTCTGGTCGAGCGGCAGGGCGTGGAGGCGGTCAAGCAGTGGCTTGAGCTGATGCTGCGCCAGAAACCGGGTGCAATCCCGATCTACCGCACGAGCGGCACGACCCAGCCGGGCGTGGAGGCGGTCAGCCTTGACCGGCGCGTGCCGGAGGGCTGGATTTTTGCCGAGATTGAACGCAACGTGCGAGAGACCGCCGCGTTCTGTCCGGCTATCCGGTCGCTTGACAGTTTTAAGTTTACGCGCGTGCGGCGCGGCGTGGAGGTCCGCTTCACGGTCCGCCTGCACACCGGAGAGAGTGAGGAGGTGACGACGTTTGTCAGCGAGTGACATTTTAACAGAGATGCTTGGCAATATGCCGGAAAGCTATCAAAAGACCATCGGTTTTCCGACGTATGATCTTTTAGCCGCAGTCAGCCTGCGGATGGAGGGCACGGACACAGCTATTGACGAGGCCAGACAGCAGCTTGACCCGGAAAACCTGCACGACAGCGCGCTGGACCGCTACATCTATCCGCGCTCCGGCTTGGAGCGCAAGGCCGCGACCTTTGCCCACGGCAGCCTGACCGTCACCGGCACAGGCACGGTCGAGCAGGGCACGCTGTTTGAGTCCGGCGGAGGTATTCAGTTCTACGCAACCGAGACCGTAGCCATCGAGGGCGAGGGCACTGTACCGGTCACCTGCACGGTGGACGGTACGGCAGGTAACCTGCCCGCGCACAGCGTGACGCAGATGCCGGTGGCAGTGCAGGGCATTGCCTCGTGTGATAACCCTGAGCCGATCGGCGGCGGCTATGCCGAGGAGTCGGACAGCGAGTATTATGCGCGGTATCTGGTCGTGCTGCGCACGCCTGCTACGTCGGGCAACATCTACCACTACATGCAGTGGGCGCTGGAGGTGGCCGGTGTCGGTCATGTCAAGGTGTTCCCACGCGTACAGGGGGCGAACACGGTTGACGTGGTAATTGCCGACAACGCCGGTCAGCCTGCATCGCCTGCGCTCGTGAAGTCGGTACAGGACTACATCGACCCGGACAGCGAAGGAGCCGGTAGAGGACAAGCTCCCATCGGCGCACAGTGCTTTGTCACTGCTGCAACCGGCAAGGCCATCACGGTCAGCTGCACGGTGTCCAAATCGGACACCGTAACCGAGGACATCCTGACGTCCGGCATCAAGGAGAGCGTTGCGGCGTATCTGGCAGGCACGGTCTTTACCCAGGGCTACATCAGCTATGCGCAGATCGGTGCGGCCATCATGGACACGCCGGGCGTGATTGACTACGCCGGCTTAAAGGTGTCCGGCGGCATCGTAAATATTGCAATCGCGGAACGCGAGTGTCCGGTACTGGGCGAGGTGACGATCACCTATGGCTGAGTTTGACAATATGCTGCGCAGTCTGCCGGTGGCGTACCGCACGGACAAGTGGGTGTGCGACCTGCTTGCCGCTATCCAGTCGCTCGACGACACGCAGCGCGAGCAGATGCTCGACATTACGCAGCAGCTGTTTCCGGGAAGCATGACGTGGGCGCTCACCATCGAGGAGCGCGACGCCGGATTGCCGTCCACCGGCACGCTGGAGGAGCGCCGCACGGCGCTGATTGCACGGTGGCGCGGTGCCGGCAAGTGTGACGTGGAGCGCATTCAGAGCGTTTGTGACTCGTGGCGCAACGGCGAGATTTCCGTCGGCTTTGCGAAGGGCGTGATCGTGCTGACATTTGTCGGCGCGTATGGCGTGCCGGAGGCGGCTGAGCTTGCGGCGCTGCAGGAGGCGGTAGACCGCACAATCCCGTGCCATCTGGCGGCGAGCTATCTCTACCGCTATCTGCTCGTGCGCGAGGTGGACGGGATGACGCTCGACGAGCTGCAGGGGCACACGATGCATGATTTTGCGTTTTAGGAGGCGAGAAAATGAGTTTGAAAACAAAGCTGCTCGAGCTTTTCAAATACGAGCCGGACAAGGACGGCGCGCAGACGTTCAACATCAAGTCGGCGCTCAACGACAACTGGGATAAGATCGAGGCGTGGGCGCAGAGTGTGAAAACCGCGCTCGCGAAGCTCGTGCCGACGAGCCGGACGGTGAACGGGAAGACGCTGGCGGAGGATGTGACGCTGACGGCAGCCGATATCAAAATGCCCGACAGCGAAGAGGACGTAGGGGCGGCTATGGCAAAGCGCCTTGGGTACAATGACAACCTAGGCACCGGAATTAACCTTAAAGAACATGTAAAATACGAATATTTAAGCTTAGATGGCTCTAAAGACTCTGAACTTAACGGTTCTGGCGGTTGTCTCATACTGCCTGGTTGGAGATCAGGCCCATGGGGAATGCAAATGCGGTTTGATATGCGGTGGAACGCCTTGTTTATACGACGTTACCGCGACGAAGCCACACTTTGGGATGATTGGGAGAGACTTGCTATCTGCGCACCACCCGAAGTGCATGGACTGCCGTTGGCAAGTGGATTTCCAGCACAATCATATGCCAATACCTACTACAAGACCCAAGAGGGCATTGTGCACCTGAACTTTTGCATCTTCCGAGGCGAGAGTACGGCATTTGTGGAGCGGGAAACTATTTGCACAATGCCAGAGGGGTATAGACCGTCTATTGTCATCGCTGTGGCTGTTGGCGGCGACGGCAAAACTTTCGGTAATGGACTCCCGGCCGCAGAGCTGCACATAGAGCCAGACGGCCAAATGTGGTTTTATGGTGCCGATACTCGTATCAACTGGATTTACGGTGAAATCACCTATTTGGCTGGATAATGAAATTCTGCGCAGGTCAGCTCAATGACGAATCGTCCGCTCGGTGCTGTACCGTCAACATAGAGTTGAAGTGCACCGCTGGGGACTGTATCAACATGACAAGGCAGCTTTGTGTAGTTATCAAATGTCAGCAGCCCCGGTATGCTCATGCCATGTTGCGGCCGAAATCCTTCGGGAATATTCGCTATGGTTATACCATCTGTGATGGTTGTGACTGTAGATTTTAGTCGAAAATAGATCGTGACTTGACCAAACTGATCTTTGCTATACCAATTTATCGACGTTCCGTATGTCAACCAGCCGTTGGCCAATGGTAGCTCATGTATATCTGGTGTTTCACAGTTAGCTAACTGTACCCAGTCCCTCCAGCCGCCTTGATCACTGCTTTGGATCCATATACTTTTATCTGCGTGTACTATATAAATGATGGAGCACCATTTTTCTTCTGCCGAGCGTGCAGTGCATAAAGCCACGCCTTGTTGATATTCTGTCAGTCCAGCTTTATAAGGTGTGTTTGACGTATCAGCATCGCACCAGTACAGCTGCCCGCTAGTAATTTTGTGCACATCCAGCGCCTTTGGGTACAGCATCAAGGGTCGCTTTGCCGTAGGCGCCCTTAAAGAAAGGAATGATTTTATGCCGTTTCAAGAGT